TGATGAAGCAGATTATCTGAACGCAGCAAATGTTCAGCCTGCTCTTCGTAACTTTATTGAAGAATATTCCTCTAACTGTGGATTTATCTTTACTTGTAATTTCAAGAATCGTATTATCAGTCCATTACGTTCAAGACTATCTGAAGTTGACTTTTCAATTGATACCGAAGATCGTCCAATGATGGCAATGGCATTCTTCAAACGTGTTAAGGCAATTCTTGACCGAGAAGAAGTTCAATATGATCCTAAGGTAGTTGCTAAAGTAATTGAAAAACACTTCCCTGATTTCCGTCGTGTATTAACTGAACTACAATCATATGCAGCTTCAGGTAAAATTGACGAAGGTATCTTTGTTAATCTGAAACAAGAATCTATTGATGACCTATTTCGTTTATTAAAAGGTAAACAATTTACCGATATGCGTAAATGGGTAGCAAAGAATTCTGACCAAGATATGAATGAAATGTTTCGTCGTATCTACGATATGTGTTCAGAAAAGGTAACTTTACAATCACAAGCTGGATTTATAGTTACATTAGCTGATTATATGTACAAGTCAGGTTTAGTTGCTGACCAAGAAATTAATATGGTTGCATTCTTAACTGAGGTTATGATTGAATGTGAGTATGTATAATGTTAAAGACAAGATGTTTTAACTGTAATACAACAACGACAAAAAAGAAAGCATATACTGTTGAAATGAATACTTCGGAAGGTAAGCATAAAGTTACTTTGTGTGAATCTTGTGGTAAAGACTTTGACATATTAGCAAAAGAGCTTCAGGAGGTACTTGATGAAAGACCTAACACCATTTGATTTTATGAATGCTGCATCCTTTACAAAGGAAGATATTATTCGTAACTCAGATATACCTGAACATACTGAAAAGATGTACAACGCCTTTATCGTGAACCGTGGCTTCGTTAATTTTGAAGATACGATATTACATGCAAACGAAATGAATATGCGACATCATTTATTTGATGGAGCTCAGTTTGATTATTATCGTTCTGTTCTAAGAAAGCGTAAAAGATTTTCCAAATGGCCTAAAGCCGAAAAGGATACAAATCTTGACGCAATCCAACAAGTATATCAATGTAATCGTACCGTAGCAAAACAATATCTTAAAGTTCTATCAAAAGAACAACTTGAAGTTGTCCATGAAAAATTAAATGAAGGTGGTTAAGATATGATTTTTATAAATAAATCTTATATGGTTATATACCATGCCACTAAAAATAATTAATAAGGTGAATATAAATCATGGACACAGATATTTTCAAAGGAGTTGGCGTAGAAGTCGAACTCCCCACACAAGATAGCTTCCTCAAGATTAAAGAAACATTGACTCGTATCGGTATATCGAGTCGCAAAGAAAAGAAACTTTATCAATCTTGTCACATCCTTCATAAGAAAGGAAGATATGCTATCCTACATTTTAAAGAATTGTTTATTTTAGACGGTAAGCACAATACATTAACAGAAGAAGACATTTCACGTCGTAATACGATTGTGAACCTATTAGAAGAATGGGAACTTGTTAAGATTGTGGATCCTTCAAAATCAGCGGATCCAATTGCTTCTCTAAATCAAATAAAAATCATTTCATTTAAAGAAAAGAATGAATGGGATTTAACAGTTAAATATAATATTGGTAAAAAAGAATAGTTGACATTCTTATCAAACTAGTATATAATATATAAATAATTTAGTAAGGTGCCGTAAGGGCTTTACAAAAGGTGATGGGTAATAACCATCGAATAATAATATCTAGCTTATTAAAGGAGATAAAAATGACTGGATTAAATATAAATCAACTACACCCTTTTGCTGTAGGATTCGATAGAGTCTTCGACAGATTGGTGGAGTTCCCTCAAGTACATCAATCACAAGGCTTCCCGCCTTACAATATCAGAAGAGACGAAGACAAGTTCTATATTGACCTTGCTTTGGCAGGACTTGATATTGATGATGTAGAAATCGAAGTAAAAGAAGATGTATTAACCATTCGTTCCACATGGGATGAAGCAGGTGATTACTTCAATGGCGGCGGTGAGTATGTTCACCGTGGTATTTCTTTCAAGAAGTTCAAAAGAAGCTTTACTCTTGCGGACGATATTGAAGTAATTGACGCCAACTTCGCAAACGGTCTTTTAACTGTCTCATTGGAAAGAATTATTCCTGAGGCAAAGAAAGCACGTAAAATTAAGATTAAAACTGAGAAAGAACTTCTCAAAGGTTAATCTATTTTAATCCGGGAGGTCGCAATGGCCTCCCAACTAAAAGGAAACTATATTATGAAACAAGTACCTAACGTTACTTTCAAAGTAAGAAGCAGAAATGTAGACACAGGTGATTTTGAATGGCAACATCCAACAACCAATGATTATTTTGGTGGTAAGAGAGTTGTAATGTTCTCATTACCTGGCGCATTTACACCAACCTGTTCTAATAATCAAGTACCAGGATTCGATGTCCTATATGACCAAATTATTGAAGCAGGTATTGATGAAGTATATTGCGTATCCTGTAATGATACATTCGTTATGAATGCATGGGCTGAAGATCTTAGAGTCAAGAATGTTAAATTCATTCCTGATGGATCTTGTGAATTTACAGCAGGTATGGAAATGTTAGTCGCAAAGGATAATCTTGGTTTCGGTAAAAGATCTTGGAGATATGCTGCTGTCGTAGAAGACGGTGTTGTTGAAAAGATGTTTGTTGAACCTGGATTTGAAGATGACTGTCCAACAGATCCTTATGGTGAATCTTCGCCTGAAACTGTTCTTGCTTATTTAAAACAATAAAAACAATCCTCGTTGGACAACACTGATAAAGTTGCACCCAGCTCGGCCGTTTTTAGGGGATCCTTCGGGGTCCCTTTTTTATTTAACCACCGTTTGGATTCAATAGTGCGTCAATACCTGCGGCACTAAAGTTATATTTTGAATTTGTAGATTTATCTGAGCTATCAATATTTGTCTGTGAATCGCCTGCTTTGATAATTGTGATTGCTTGGTCTGGAGTAATTGCTCCGGAACTGATTGCATCTAATGCTTGGTTCATTACTTCTTCACTAGCTTTAAAATCAATTTTACCATCACCGTCAACATCAGATCCTTCGTAATCTTCAAACATTTTTCTGAAGTCTTCTAATCTATCTTCTCGTCTATCGCTTGAGTCTTCCCATATATCTTTAAAGCCTTCCCAGAAACCTTTTGGTGCAAGATAAATGAAATTGTCTTCATCAGCACCTTCAGCAACTCTCTTATCACGCCTTGCTTCTAATTCTGCCATTACTCTTAATTGTTCTGCTAGGTTTGCATCTCGTTGTGCTTGCAGTTCAGCAATTCTTGTAGCATCTGTTATATCAATATATGTACCACCGCCCATTCCGTCAGGAACGAACTGTTGATATACTCCACTCTCTTGTTGCTTTTTTGCTCTCTCTAATATATTCTTTTGTTTGTTTAGTTGTTCTGCTAAGACTGTGTCTGTTTCTAATCTTACTTCTTGGATTTGTTGGTCAAGTTGACTTTGCCCATCAATCATCGGTTCACCAGTTTCAGGATTTAAACCAGCTTGTATTCTTAAAGCTTTCAGGGATGCATCTGATAGAGTAAAGGATGCATCTTCCGCGTGTCTCTTTAACATTTCTAACGCTGCTAAACGATCCGCTTCTATTTCATCCATTTTTAATCGTTCTTCAATTTCAGCAACATCTACCTTTTCTTCAGTTGTTCTTTGCATTGCTTCAAAGACTAATTTACCTGCACCAACAGCGGCACCAATTGCGAGTCCGATTAAGGCTCCTTTTTTTCCAAAATATGAACCAAGTGTTGCACCTGCTGCAGCATAACCAGTAATTGAAATTGCTGTACTCTTCGGTGTTTGGAAATTAGCACGTTCTGCTTTTAATACTTCGTCATCAGTTAAGTTTTCATAAGCTACGCTCTCGGCAAGTTTTTCTGTGATTCCGGCAATTGCTATCCCAGCCAATGCAAGCATACCACCCTTTAATGCTTTTTGAGCGCTGAAGAATCCTGGAGCTGATTTAATTTGGCCCGGTGACATTTTTGCCAATGTAGTTGTTAGGGCGTTTGTTCTTAATGCCTCTCCAACAATGTTAACTGCTAAAGGTGCACCAAAGTCAACTAATAACCAACTTCCAAGTACAGCGGCAAAAGCAGACCATTTATTACTAAATAATAAATCAGAAAACGATTTGATTGATTGTCCAAGACCTTCCCAGTCAATGTCTTCAATAAATTTAGACATTGCTCCACCAGTAAATGCGTCAACAACTCCTCTTATAACATTGAACCCAATAAAACCAATCATTGCGCCTTTTATTACTTTGGTCAAGAAACTTACAGGGTTAGACACCAATTGTCCAGTTACTGTATTTTCTTTTAGATTTTTTATATTTTCATCGCCTTGCTTTTTCAGACGATCTTTCTTTTCCTGTTCTTGTTTCTCTTTTTCTTCTAATTCTTTTCTAGTTAATTCAGCATCATCAAGATCCGCTTGACGTCTCATTTGGTCTCTTAACTGTTCTAAGACTTCTGTTTGGTCTTCTTGACCTTCAAATGCTTCCCTTAAAGCAGCGGCTTGTCCTGCTGCACCACCGACTGATATTGTACCTTCCGCGCCTTCTCCTCCAACCATCTGTCTCATCGAAGCGGATATATCTGCTAATACCTGATTCATAGCATTAAAGCTTTCTTGGAATTTCTCAAGCTTAATGTTAACAGTTTTTATTGAATTAGTTCTACCATCATTACGCAATAGTCTGCCCTGCTCCGTTAGAGCATCTATTATTGCTTGTGTATCTGCACTTAATTCAGCCATTTCTTATTCCTGTTAACCTCTGTTATTTTCCCGTGCTTCTTTTTGCTTTTCCAAAAACTCTAATAGCATTTGAAAATATAAATCTCTTTCCCAAGGCATCATACCTTCTATATCACTCAAACTCCATTTATGGTGTTGAGTTAAACCGAATATAATTTGATAATAATGCCCTAGACTTATATGACTAAGGCCTAGGTAAAAAAAGTACGAATGCCCTCTACGACAAACGTCTTATCATCTCCATTACTATTTGTATATTTCAGTTCTTGTTTTAATTTTGGCATTGTTTCAAAAAATCTTGTGATCTTTTTAATTACGTCTCCAGACATATTATCCATAAAGTCAGCAATCTCTTGTTCACTATGTTCTTTAAATGAAATTACTTCATCTTCAGTTGCGATCTTATCTAAACATGCAACCATAATTGTATAATTCAATAATGGGTCGTTTGGACTCATCTCAAGAATACCAGCAAAGTCATCAATAGATGGGTAATTCAAAAATAAAACTAAGTCATCATTAATTTGAATTTCCTTAGAGTGTTCTGGGTCATGAATTACTTCCATTGTTTCAACATCAAAATCAAGTTTAACTTGTTCCTTTGTGTCAGGATCTGTAATCATAAATTCTGTCATATTACTTACAGAGCTTGCTCTTAATTTTAAAAAGACATATTCTAAATCTATCATTGAGATGTTAGATACATCAACATCAAATAAGCAATTACCTACAACTTGCTTAATTGCCATCATTTCAGCATAAGGGTCTTTAGTCTCTGCTGCTACTAATAAAATCTTTTCTTCTTTAACCGTAAACGGTCTATATTTAATCTTCTCACCTGAGCTGGGTAATGCCAACTCATTCAAAGGTAAATCAATTTTTGGTAATGCCATAATATATCTCCTATTTAAGTACCTGTACCATTATTTTGTGGAATGTTATCTGAAACGCTATCAACTGCGTTTCCTAATCTTTGTAATCTATTCACTGCGTCTTGTATTGACCTTGGCTTCCCAGCTTTAAGTGTTCCTCTTACTGTATCAGCGAATCCTGCGATATCACCAAGAAGGTCTAATAAACCTCCTCCTCTTGTTGAACGAGCTCCTGTGTTTCCTGCTTTATCAGAACTGAACTTATAATCTTCAATAGCAAAGTCAACTGTTATCATAGCAACTCCACCATTTGTCCAATCTAAACTTAAAGGTGATACTTTAGTAGGAAACGCTCTTTGAATTTCTGTAGAGTAATATACTCCTGGCTGACTATCAGTTGAATAGTGTCGTATTTCTAAATCAGAAACATAGTTATCAGGAAATCCTGCTTCTCCTTTTAACTTACCACCAAACTCAGAATGTATTCCGCCTGCAGAACTATAGTTCATTACTTCTCTCATCCATCTATGAAAGAACCTTACTGTATTATGATCTGAATCGCAATAGAAAGTACAAGAGATTGGACCGGGTGATGTTACAGAAGCAGGTATTGACCTTGATAGTTGTCCTACATAATCCATTGGAGTCATAGCTAAATCAACACCAGGAAAATCAACTTTATTACAAAATAAACTAAAGTCTCTTTCGTTAAACTCTGTAAACTTTTCAGTATCATTCATCCATCTAGGTCTACCCATTCTTACTTCAAA